CGTCCTTAGTGGTTTAAATTTACAAGAAGACTTGATTACAGAAATAGAAGAAATGTTAAAAGAAGTTGCAAATGATAGCGAAGAAGAAGTTCTAGAAGAAGAGCTTGTGGTCGATCTAGCCGGTGTCAACAAAGGTGGTTGGACTGAGACTTTCGCTCCTACAATTGGTCGACAATATGAAGAAGAACTAGCTAACATGGAATCTACTAAATATAAAGAAGAAAATGAAGTTCTCAATCAAAAACTAAAAGATTTACAAGAAAATTATAAAAAATTACAAATGAAGAATAAGCAGTACAAAGAGACTGTTGAGTTAATAAATGAAAAACTTAACGATACTCTCTTGTCAAATGCTAAGTTGCTTTATAGCAACAAAACATTAAGCGATGCCTCCTTGAATGAGCGACAAAAGTCAAAAATTGTCGATGCCATCGCTAAGGCTAAAACTCCAGAAGAAGCAAGAACTCTATGTGAGGCTCTCAATGCTACAGTGACATCCGGCAATGATAAAAAGGAAGGACCGAGAACACTTAGCGAGTCAGTAAATAGAAGATCTAATTTATCAGGAATTTTGCCTCGTAGAAAAAAGCAAGATGGTCAGGATCACAATTTTAGTGATCGTATGAAGAAACTTGCTGGAATTAAATAGATTATTTAAGGAGGTACATACAAATGTCTATTATAGAAACCCTTACTGAAGGCATAGTAAACCGTGACATGAAGAAAGAAGGCACAGCTCTTCTTAACAAGTGGACTAAAACCGGATTACTTGAAGGACTTTCAGACTCTAGAGAAAAGCACACAATGGCTCGTCTTCTAGAAAACCAAGCGAAGGAACTTCTTCGCGAAAGTGCATCCACCATGGCAGGTGGAGATGTTGCAGGTTTTGCTGCAGTTGCATTCCCAATCGTTCGTCGTGTATTCGCCGGACTTATCGCTAACGATCTTGTTAGTGTTCAGCCAATGAGTCTCCCAAGCGGCCTCATTTTCTTCCTTGACTTCACTTTTGGCACACCAGCCGGTGGAAAACAAGGAACAGTAGCCGGTGAATCAATTTACGGTGGCGGCCGAGTAGGTTCTGGAATCATTGATGGTATTCTTTTGAATAACAATACAATGGACAAGCAACCTCAAGGTATGTTGAGTGCGTATTCTTCTGCTACAAGTTCAGCAGAACTCACTCTTGCTAATATTACCCAATATTTAGATGGAACAGCTGTTGATGCAGCTGCAATCAATGGATCTCAAACTCTCACCACAGTTCGTGCAAATGCTACTTACGGTGAAAAAGTTGAAGCTCTTCTTCAATATGACCCAGACGTATTTGCTGAATTAGGAGCTAAGTACATCCGATTTGTAGATTTTGCTCAAGCAGGAATGACTGAGTTTTCTAAAGATATGTTTCAAGATATTGATTTGAATCAAAATGATCAAGACAGTAAATTACTGTTGGTCGCATCCGGTAGTGTTATCCGTCGTCTTCAACGCGAACCATTAAACGCTGGTAGTTCAGATGTTATGTTCGTTGTTTATGCTGATGTAGATGTCTCTTCACATACAGGACTTGGTGTTACAGCCTCTTACCCTGTTGTTGATAAGCTCAGTAATGTTGGTGCTACTTCTATTGGTGCAGTTGTTGGTGCAAGCCCATGGCCTCTAGAAAACCAAACAGAAATCCCAGAAATTAACATCAAAGTTGATTCAACTGCGATTACTGCTGGAACCAAGAAGCTTAAAGCTAAGTGGACCCCAGAATTAGGTCAAGACTTGAATGCATATCATAACCTTGACGCTGAAGTTGAATTAACTTCAATTCTTTCTGAGCAAATTGCTCTTGAGATCGATCGTGAGATCCTTGGTGATCTTATTCACGGCGCAAAGGCTGCTGTTTTTTACTGGTCACGTTCTCCTGGACTTTTCGTTAAGCGAGACACTGGTATTGAATTAGGTGCTTCTTCTGCTGCTCCTGACTTTACCGGAACAGTAAGTGAATGGTATGAGACTCTCATTGAAACTATCAATGATGTTTCTGCTCAAATTCATCGTAAGACACTTCGTGGTGGAGCAAACTTTGTTGTTTGTGGACCTGAAGTTGCTAACATCCTTGAGTTCACCTCTGGATACCGCGCAAACGTTACAGCGGACTCTGACAAAGGCGACATCGGTGCAGTTAAAACTGGTTCTTTGAACCGTAAGTTTGATGTTATCGTTGATCCTTACTTCATTCGTAATGTAATTCTTGTTGGACGTAAAGGAAATAGTTTCCTTGAGTCTGGTTATGTATATGCACCTTATGTGCCTCTACAAACTACTCCTACAATCTTCGGACCAGAAGACTTCGTGCCACGTAAAGGTGTCATGACTCGTTACGGTAAGAAGATGGTTCGCCCAGATATGTACGGACTTGTAATTGTTGAAGGTCTCCTTGGACAAGCCGGAGCAACTAGCTAAATAAAAATTTAGCATTGCTCAATACAGCCCCCTTTCTTCGGATTGGGGGTTTTTTTTTCTTAATTGAGTTTGTAACACTACTTATCTGTGAAGGAACTTCCTTCGTTAATTGACCTGATTAATAAAAAAATTTAAAAGGAGAATTTATTATGGGAACAAAAAGAGTAGGTTGGGCGCGTATTCGCAGCCTGATTAACGAGAACGGTAATCAAATCGCAGCACCACGCGTAAGGATCAAGACTGCGTTGACAGCAGACACAGCACTAGAAAACACGGACTGTGGTTCGGTAATCTTATTAGATGGATCCGCAGCACTAAATGTGGAGCACACGATGCCATCCGCACCGAAACTCGGGATGGAGATGAAATTTCTGTTAGCAGTGACTAGTAACGCGGCTACAGAAATCTTGCTTGATAGTGGCTCGGGCTGCAAATTCGAAGGTTATGCTATTCAGCTTCTTGCCTCGTCGAATGCAACAGCATATCACTCTCACCGCAAACTCGGCTTTGGTGACGCTAGCAGATTGGGCGCATACCTTCATGTTGTGTGTGTCGATGCGACAGTGGGTGCCATTCGATGGGCGATCGTTGACTCAAAGTCTAGTATCGCTTTCGTAAACGCGTTTAGTTAAGTTTAAAGTATTAACCTATACTTACCCCCTTCCTCACGGTTGGGGGTTTTTTATTTTAAAACTAATTATTCCAAACCCATAGGAGCAAAAATGGCAAGAAAATCTCAACGAATTCGCAGGCGCAAAATGATTGAACGAATGAAAGCAAAACAAATTGAGAGTCTAGACGACCAAGCAAGAATGCAGCAAGCGAGAATGAAGCTTGAAGAAGATAATAGAAGAGTTATTGAAACAGAAGAAATATTAAAACGAGAGCAGGAAATGAAAGACCTTGCAGCAGAAGCAGAAAAGCAACGCCAAGCAGGAACCATAACGACTGGTGTGAAAAAGACAACAACGAAATCAACTGTGAAAAAGACAACAACGGTAACATCTAAAAAAGAGACTAAACCAAAGAAGAGAACGAGAAGAACAACCAAGACAACTAAATAGAGGGTTTCTCTTTATCAAAACTATTTATTGTGAATTGGAGGATTTATAATGGCATTGCCAACTTTAACACCAACCTCGCAAACTAGCGCTATTGTTTTGCCCGTCACAGGCACCATCTCAAATGTAACCGGAGCATTACCTCTCGGAGTGTATAGGGATTCAGCCGAATTCTTATCGGGAGCCGTTGCTCAAGTTGCTTTTACATACAAAAGGTTAGGTGGTGATGTCTTAGACATTGAACTAACCGAGCAAAATGTTTACGCTAATTTTGAAGATGCGGTCTTGGAATATTCTTATCTTCTTAATATACACCAATCTAAGAACATCTTGGGATCTGCTCTCGGAGGGTCAACCGGCTCATTCGATCACACAGGTCAAATAGCAGCAGGAGATGCTTTAAGTGGATCAAACATTCAATTGAAATATCCCAAGTTTTCCTTTGTATCTGCTTTTAAGATAGGCGAACAGTTTGCAACCGAAGCAGGTAGAGGTGGAACAACAGCGATTTATTCGGCCTCATTTACTCCAGTAAAGAACAAGCAAGACTACGATCTTCAAACAATTGTCTCATCTGCTGCTAACGATTCAGATATGCCTTTTTATAATAAAATTGGCAACAAAAGAATAAAGATTAGAGATATGTTTTATAAGACTCCCAATCAAATGTGGAGATTTTATGGTTATTATGGAGGTTTGTCGGTTGTTGGAAACATGAACACCTATGGACAGTACGCAGACGATTCAAGTTGGCAAGTTGTACCAGTTTGGCAAAATAAGATGCAAGCAATTCAATTTGAAGATGCTTTGTATACTAGGACTTCTCACTATTCCTATGAAATTATCGATAACAAGTTAAGAATTTTTCCAATGCCAGGAGATTACTACATGCCAGATAAATTTTGGTTCAAGTTTTCAGTACAATCTGGTGACATTTGGGAAGATGATTACGATTCAGGACAAAATGGAATCAACAATATGAACACTCTTCCGTTTGAGAACCTACCTTATGAAAATATCAATTCAATTGGACATCAATGGATAAGAAGGTTCGCTCTCGCTCTAAGCAAAGAGACTCTTGGTCAAATAAGAGGAAAATTCGGCGGAAACGTTCCAATACCGGGAGATAACATCACATTAAACGCAGCAGATTTGTTATCTCAAGCAAAAGATGAACAGTCTGCCTTGAGGGAAGAATTAAAAACAGTATTAGATGAGTTAACTTATCCTAAACT